CCCCAATAATATGTGGTATCAGAAGTGTGATTTAGTTCGTAATCATCAAAGTTGTCAATTCTTAAACCAGTTGTGGCTGCAACACCAACACCTGCATTTGAATTGGTGAGATTGTCTCCCTCAACTCTGACGACCTTAAGAATGCCGCCATATGAAAGGAAAGAGTTTCCAGTCATCCAATATTCATACTGTCTGTCAGTTCCAATTGGCTGACCAAAAGTATCCAGGAATTGTTGTTGCGTCTCAATCGTAATTGGCTCATTTACAGGTCCAATTGGAAAAGGACCAGCGATTGCACCAATGTTGTCAAGAACATTCTCAGCTCTTCCAACAGTTAAGTCAACTTCCCTGACTAATACTCCTGGAGATAATTGAGGAGTAGCCATGTGTTTCTCTCTCCTTGGGTCTCAGTTTAACTAAAAATATTTAGGATTTTGGGGGTTTTGACAGGGAAAACTAGACGAAAACTACCAATCTGGGTACTCCCATCTACACTTAGGACTTCTATTTTTCTTCCTCTCCTTTACGTTTTCTATAAAACACTCTTTACAGATGTATGAATATGATGAAGGAACCGCTCCTCTATCTTTCCTTGTTCTATAAAAATCATCGACGAGATTCTTAACTTCACCACAACACTTACACTTTCTATCAGTAAGAAACAAGTGATTTAGTTCAAGTTGCTCATCTAAATTCATTAGTAGTTCCAGAGTGTCCAACCACCTGCAGTGTTTCCATACTCATCGTAGGGAGTTGCGGTAGTCCATCTGTCTCCTTCACCATCTACAAAAGTTCCGTCATCAAAACCATCACTCATGAAACCAAATGGAGCCATATCTTGCTCAATTTGATTTTTCTGTTCTTCGTAAAGTCTTTTACGAACATCTTGATCGGTAAGTTCTTTAAAGTAATCTTGTGCAACCAACCATGCATATATGACAAGGCACATAGCAAGGTCATCATTACATCCTTCTTCTGCTTCAAATGAATTTCCTTTTGATATGAATGTTGTGAGTTCTGAAATGATCTCATAATCATTCAATAGTAATTTGTTTTCCTCAATCATTGTCTTGAGGTTAAGTGCACCAACCTTCTTGACAGTTTTAGACATCTTGACACCAAGTTGAGTTTTGGTTCCAGAGAATCCCTGTCCAACAACCTGACCTGCTCGACCTCTCATTGAACACATCAGTAGATTTTGATATTCCAAATCGTACTGAAGAATAGACGCTATTTGATCTCCAATATCATTTACCTCACACAAAATAAATGCATTATTGTATGATTTTGAAACTTCCCAAATAATATTTGGAAACAACATTGGTTTGATAGTATTGTTTCTGTATTTTGCTACTATTTTATGTGGGAAAGTTGTGATGTCAGCAACAACAAATGCAGAGTAATCCTCCCCAACACCTCTAGCAACATCAACAGTAACAACATAGTCATGTTTGTCAATTGGTTGTTCATGTACATCAAGACCAGCGTTTTGAGTTATGGGATTATCATAAACAAGAGATTTAAGTTTACTCGGTGCTATCAGAGTATCGACAGACCCTAAGAACTCGCATTCGAACTCAATCTTAAACTGTTGTTCTGAGGTGTTCTTAATGGTCTGTTCTTTCCAGACTTCATCTCTTCCTGGTACTTCTGACCAGTGAACATCGGTTGGTATGTATTCGTTTGCACCCTTTTCCGCATCATGCCACATACGGTAGAAATGATTCATACCGTGAGGAGTAGAAACGATAATTACTTTCGTGCTTTTACCAGAAGTAATAGTAGGATAAACAGATGCAAAGAAGGCATCAGCGATGTGATTTGGGACGAACGCGAATTCGTCGAGAAAGAGGATATTGAACGACATGCCTCGGACAGCACTCGCAGATGTAGAAGCTGCCAATATCTTACTGCCATTTTCTAACTCAATGTTACCTTTATTCCAAACTAGGATACCCTGTTGCATCCATTTGGGTAGATTCTCATATGCAGTTGCAAGTCTTGCAAGAAGTTCTCTTGCTGTTGTTGCTTTGTTTGCAAGTATACCAATATTTACACTATCATTGAAGACTGCATAATGAAGAAGATATGATACACAAGTGGTAGACTTACCAGTCTGTCTTGGCATCTTACAGATATTAAATCTGTTATTGTGGAAATTGTTGATTAACTTTTCTTGAAAATCATAGGTTTTAAATGGTTGAAGACCATGATCCAAGGTCACAATTTTAACATAATTTTGTGCAAAGTAAACAGGATCTTCTTTACACTTAATATATTCTTGAATCTGTTCTTGTGTAAATTCAATTGGTGTATTAGCCTTTTTTAAAAGCGGATTACCAAGATATACATTAT